CGGCCGGAATGGATCAGCGTGACCTGCACACCGTCCCGGTCGAGCTGCCCGCTCAGATCGGCATGCATCACCACGACGCCGATGCTGCCCAGCGCCCCGGTGCGCGGGAGCAGAATGCGGCTAGCCTGGCTTGCCAGCGCATAGCCAGCCGAGAAGGCGTGCTCGGCCACGAAGGCCCAGACCGGCTTCGTCGCGCGAATGGCACGAATGCGATCTGCGAGATCGAAGACGCCAGCAACCTCGCCGCCGAAGCTGTCGATCTCCAGCGCGACGCCGCGCACTGACGGATCGCTGGCCGCCGTCTCGATCTGGGCGGCGATGCCTTCATAGCTGGTCTGGCCGGAGGACTCCCCGATCCAGCCGCCGCGATGGATCAGCACGCCGGAGATCTCGATCACGGCAATGCCTTCGATGACCGGATAGGGTGCGTCGCCATGCTGGCGCAGGTGCTCAGCTAGGTTTCCGGCGAGAATACTGGCGCGGGCGGGGAGAGCAGCGGTACCGGGCACGTCGGCCGTGCTGTCGTAATCGGCCAGTTCGACCCGACGGCCGAGAATGCGCGGCCCAAGCCCCGATAGGAACGCCATCGCCTTGGCAGGCTCGACCAGCAGCGGCGTGTTGAAGGCACGCGCGGCAATACGGGCATGAAGCATCAGGGATGGTCCTCGTTTTCGCGCGGTCGGTCCTCCGCGGTGTCGTCTGCGTCGTCACTGCTGGTCGCGTCATGGTCCGCGTTTTCACCCGGAATTTCCGCCGCGCCCTGAGCCGGCGATCCCGGCCGGCGGAAATCCAAGCCCAGTGCCCGCTCGCGTGCATGTTCCGCGGCGATCTCGCGATCAACCTGCTCGGCGTCATAGCCGCGCTCGGCGATGGCCTGGGTGCGGGATTTGAGGCCTGCCTCGATCTGGGCGATCTCGGCATTGGCATCCTTCAGCGGATCAACCCAGTCCCATTTCGTAGGCAGCCAGTCGGCGGTGAGCAGCCGCGCGCGACTGGCCTCGTAATCCGGCAGCGAAAACGCACCCGACAGCACTGCCGCATCCATCCAGCGGGCATAGACGGGGCGACACAGCTGATACACCATGACCGAATGCTGCCAAGCCGAGACGCGGCGGCGGAACTCGATCAGCGCCAGGCGCGAGTTCGAGAAATTGCCCTTCACCATATCATTGGCGAGATAGGGATAGGGGATGCCAAGTGCGGCTGAGATTTGCAGCAAGGTCCGGTACTGGAAAGGCTCGTAGGTCCCGCCGCTGTCGGCAGGCTGGCCCACGGTGACATCCTCGCCGGGATCGAGTCGCACCACCTGGCCCGGGCTGATCTCGACGCCGCCCGGATCCTCATCCTCCGGCGGCGCGAGCGGGTTCTCCGGCGCGGGCGATGTCACGAACATCGCATACATCGCCGCGACTTTCTTTCGGTCGAGCTCGGCATCGTCATACTGATCGAGCAGGAACAGCTTGACGAAGGCGGGCGCGAGTTTCGAGACGCCGCGCAGCTGACCACCCTCCACCGGGTCGATGACATGGATCACCTCGGAGGCGGGGACGCGCACCACTTCACCCGCAAGGCCCGGCTCCGTGCTGTCGCCGGGGTGGCGGCGAAGGAAGTGATACGCGACACGACGCCCGATCCGGTCGAATTCGATGCCCTGCCGGATGGCATTGCCATTCGCTGCGGTGCCGCTCTGTTCCAGCGGCAACATTTCCGCCGGCAACATCTGCAGCTGCAGCGGCACGGATAATCTATCAGATACGCGCCGCGGCCGGATCCGGAAGAATACCTCGCCGGCGATGAAGACCTCGCGCGCCGCGCGGCGCTGCAGACCGTAGAAATCGGTCAGCCCTTCGGCATCGGCCTCGTCGGTCCAGGCAAGCCATAGCCGCTGCAGCTCCTCCTTGCGGGCGGGATCGGCAATCTTCGAGATCGGCTTGATCCCGTCACCGGCGGTATTGGCCGCCCAGCTTTCCACCGCATTCACGGCATAGCCGTTGTTGCGCACCAGCCAGCGGGCGCGCGCGGTGATGTCAGCGCCCGACGCCGCGATCAGCGCGTTGACATGCGCGCGGGTTGCCCGAAACCCGCGCAGGCGCCGGTGGTGCTGGCCCGCATCGAACCCACCGATGAAGGCCCCGAGGCGCTGCCGCCAGTTCATCACAGATTCTTCACAGCATGGGGGCGCAGGATACGCCCTGCGCCCCGCTCGATGCTGGCGATCCGACGCTCGATATCTGCAATCGCCGCCGCCATTTCCGCGTCCGAGCCATATGTCACGGTCTTGCCGTCATAGCTGACGCTGCGCGTGCCGCTGTAACGCGCCGCCAGCAGCGCGCCGTGGCGGGATTTGAGATCATCGAGGGTCATACTCATTCCATGTATTTGGGCGTGCTGACGCGCCAGCCGCGCCGCCGGGGCGTCGTGATGCGCCCAGCCTGAGGCTCGGACGGTTTGTCGGGCTCAGCCTCGGACGCCACTTCGGCGGTCTCCACCCCGGCCTGTGTCTCCAGCTGCCGCCACATCCGCTCATCGAACCGGTCGGCGCCGAGGATCCACGCCGCGGCACGGGCATAGACGCGGGTGTCCAGCGCCTCGTTGCGCTCGCGCATCTTCTGCCATTCCTGGCGGGCGTAGCCGCGCTTGTTGCGGATCGTGACCAGCTGCTCGGCGACCAGCTGTTTCAGCCATTCGCTGTCGGCCCAGTCGGGCAGGTGGACGGTGCCGGCCGGGTTGGGCGCCTCATCCTCTGTCCCGCGCTCCAGCCGCAGATATCGGTAGGTCTCTGCCTTGAAGGTGGCGGTGGCCACGCTCCAGAGCCGCGCCCCGCGCTTGAGCTTGCGTCCGTTCACCGTGGCATCCACGAAAGTCGGCCCCGAGACCGGCGTGGCCCGATTGAAGCCTTCCAGCCCTTTCACGGGGGCCACCTGCGCCGTGCCCTGCTGGCGCGCCCAGGCATGGACGGCGGCGGACTCGTAGCCGGTGTCGATGGCCAGCTTCGCCAGCGTCATCACCGCGCCATGCTCATGCACCCATGTCCGGCTCAGCAGCCCGGTCAGCGCCTCCCAGCAGGCGGGATCATCCGGTCCGCCCGGGATCACGATGTGATCCACGAGCCAGCTGGTTCCCCCACGCCCCCAGGCCCAGACATCGACCTCGATCCGGTCCTTTTGCACGTCTGCGCCTGCGGTGAGGAACAGACCGCCTGCAGGGATCTGTGACGGATAGGTCTCGCGCCGGTCGGCCAGCCGCTGCCAGTCCGGGGCTTCACCGCTCTCGACCCACGTCTCGCCCAGTAGCGTATTGCGCGCCGCGCGCAGCATCTCGTCGGAGTCTTGGGCTGCCAGCCAGTCCTGTGCAATCTGCGCCCAGCTCTTCCAGCCGATCGGCGAATAGAGCGCCGAGAGGTGGAACCCGATGGCCCGGGCATCCGCGGGCGCGGCGGTCGCGCGCCATTCCCCCGCTTCCAGCATCGCCGTCTTGTGATGCTCGGCGATGGGGCGCTCGCAGCCTTCGCAGCGATACATTGCCGTGTCGGGCTTGTCCTTCTCCCAGCGCAGGCGCTCGAACTGCAGCCATTGCATCTGGCCGCAATGCGGGCACGGCACATAATACCGCCGCTGATCGGAGGCCTCGAACTCGCGCTCGATCCGGCTGAGCCCCCGGATCGTGGGGGTCGAGACCATGAACACCTTGCGCCGATGCGCAAAGGTCGTGGTGCGCGCCTCGGCCAGCGTGACCGGATCGCCTTCCTCGTCGGCCGAGGCCGGATAGGCATCCACCTCGTCGAGAAAGATATAGCGCGCCGGCATTGAGCGCAGACCGGTGGCCGAGTTGGCCCCAGTCAGCACCAGGATGCCCCCGGGGAACTCCTTGGACAGCATCGAATTGCCCGCGTCGCGCGAGCGCGCGGGCTTGACGCGCTCCTTCAGCGCCGCGCTGTCCTCGATCAGCGGGTCGATCCGGCCGCGCGAGCTGCGCTTGGCCATCTCCACCGTGGGCAGCACCGCCAGCATCGGCCCCGGCGCGTGATGGATCACGAAACCGATCCAGTTGTTGCCGGCCTCTGTCGCGCCCACCTGAGTGGCCTTCATGAAGGTGACGCGCTGTGCGGGATGCCCGGGCGATAGCGCATCCATGATCTCGCGCAGATACGGCGTGCGCGCGGTGCGATACCGCCCGGGCTCGGCCGAGGCGCGCGAGCTGAGCCAGCGGTGCGCATCGGCCCATTGCGACACCGTCAGGTCTGGATCGGGGCGCATCCCGCGCCGCCAGGCGCGCAGGATGTCCTCGGCCCCGTCGAAGCCGAGGTCAAGGCCTTCGGTCAGATCGTTCGCACCATCCTCATCATTCAAGCGAGACCCGGAGGTCGGCCAGGGCGTCGAGCTGCTCTCGGACATGGGCTTCCAGCACCCTTTGCAGAACAGCCGTCTCGATCGTCACGGGCGCTCCCGATGCTGTCTCCATCTCTGCGGACAATTGCGCGGCCATCAGCGCGGCCACGCGGGTAGGCCAGGTCACCCAGACATCGCGCTCCTGTCGCGCGAGGCGAAACACCAGCGTCTCGGCCCGCGCGCGGTCGACCAGAACGCCCTTCTTTTTCTGGATGGCGATCTGCTTGTCCTGCGCCATGTAGACGGTCAGCGCGGTGCGCGCCTTGATGTAGGACGAGGTCTCGCCGGCTCCGGACACGCTGCCGCCCCCGATCGCACCGGCCTCACCCCCAGCGCCCAACCCGCCCCGCGCGCGGATCTGCTGGTCCGGATCGGTCATCGCGCCCCGCCGCGCGTCCGAGGCGGCCGCGTTGATCGAGCCGTCCGGGTAGAGCACCAGCCGCCCAGTCTTGCGCGCTTTTTGCACCGCCCCGCGCGACAGCCCGGATCGGGCGGCATAGGCGCGCTCGCTTAGGCCTTCCATGGCACGTTGACTTCCATCAAAGCATTGGCAATGAACGTATAAATACGTCTATTCGAGTTGATTACACTCTCCGGTCGAGCGACTCTGATCCCCACGAGGCGGGTGCATCGCGCCCCGCCAGCCAACGGATCGGAGACAGCCCCATGACCATTGCAGAGCTCTACAACGCCGAGGCCGCCCGCTTGCTGCCGCACATGGCAGAGAGCCTGGCCGTCGAACCGACCGTCACCACTGCGAACGAGATCGACGAGATCGTGTTTCGCCGCAGCGAATTCCTCGGCGGCATGGCCTGCGCCATCCTCGCCATGATCGACCAAAAAGATCAGGGAGCCTGACCATGACCGCCATAACCACCATCCGCATCGATTACGACGCGCTGCCCGATCCCCTGAACCTCAAGGACCCGGACGCCGTCGCCCGCATGATCGAGGCCGCGCTGCGCGACGAAGGCTTCAAAGCTGAAGCCTCGGACGTCATCTCGCACATCAAGATCGAGGCGCCGACCACCCAGCTTGCCGCTGCCAGCGCGTTTTTGGCCAGCCTGCAACTGATCTGAGGGATATCCCGATGGACATTTCCTGCAACTGCCTGCCTGAGGGCGAGACCCTCGATGACATTGTGCGCCGCAACTGTGCTATCGGCTTCGACCTGCGGTTCTGCTGAAGCGTCGCCGTGGCGGAGGATGATCGCGACTCCGTCACCTGCGACCCGCCCGAGGCGGAGTTCGCTACGCTCTACGCCCTGACCGATCTGGGTGAGGCCATCGCCATTCAGGATCTGCATCTCACCAGCGCCGGAGCCGACGAGGTGGCGGCCATCAGCCGCGCGCTCTTTGTGGCCATGGTCAACGCGCGGCGCGACCCGCCCGACGCGGCCCAGCGGCACGAGGCGGAGCAGATGTCACTCACCGATCATGATCGCATCGCATGATGCTCGGTGTGGCGATCATAAAGGCCTGATATTGCGCAGAATTGCCTACGATAATCGGTGTAACAGAGCGATGGTGGTCTCACGAAAACGATGCAACTCACCCAACGGAGCCACGCCATGACCAGCCTGAACCCGCAAACCACACCCCGCCACCAGCTTCGCACCGAGAGGGCCCGGCGCAACAAGGAACCCGCATTGGCCGCCTTCATCGGCAAAAAGGCCGAGATCGACGAGATGCTCGCCCGCTTTCAGGCGCTCAGCGACGACCATTTCAACTGCCACCCCGACGAGATCAACTGGGGCGACGTGGGTACGCTCGAGCATTACGCCGGG